TGTTGGGGCTACTTGTTGTGGTACAGCAGCACTAGGCGCTGCAGCTTCTCCTGTCAATGCTCCACTAATAAGCGATTCAATGGTACGCGCACGCTTGTACTCATCCATCTTCTGCTTCATCGAAATGCTCTGCAAAAGATTCTGCTGCGCTGCCGTGTAGCCCTGCTGGCCTGCACCATACGCCTGACCAATAGCCTGGCCGAGTCCTACTGGAGTCCGGCTCGGGCCTGATGCCGCAAGCAGTTGCATAGCCGCTGACAATACGCCCTGGTTCTGTAGCTGCGCTCTTTGCTCTGGCGTCATGTACTCGTCGAGTGCTGATGGCGCACCAAACATATCACCCAGCAGGCCGAGTGTGCGCTTTGGTGCTGCTCCTTGCGGTGCAACATCTGATGCAGCACCAGCACGATAGTCTGGGTTGTCTTGCGCCATCATGTCAATAATTCCAACATTTTGTGCAGTTGGCATCATTGAGCCGCCAGGAGCGAATCCCAATTCCATTGGTGTCTTGAATCTTTCCCCGATATTTGCTATCTCTCTTTCACGGAGCAATGCATCTATCTCTTCCTGAGTAGGTCGCACAGTCCCAGACATAAATCTGGGCAGATATGCGCCACGATCAAATCCGAAAAAATCTGCTGCCATCTTGTTCCCCTTATCCAAAATATCCAAGCAGGCCACCGATGGCAGCACCGTAAGGACCACCCAACTGGTAACCGGCAGCAGCACCACCCAAAGCGCCAGCAGTCTGGTTCCGGTAGTACGGCTGTGTTGTTGTCATGCCGAGGTTGGGTAGCTGGGTGCTGAGTCCACCGGAAGAAATCTGTAGCTTCTCCAGGCCAATGTTGCGCAAGGCGTCCAACTGAGCCTGCTCCAACTGCTGACGCGCACCGCCCAGGTTCATTACCGCCTGACCACCAGAGATGTTCGCACCCTTGGCGTACTGAGCCAGACCAGCAGCCTGGCCGTAACCCTGTGCGCGTAACTGAGCAGCAGTATCAGCGGCCTGCTTGATGGCTGCAGCGTTTGTGAGTGATTCCTGTACTCCTTGGCGTGATCCACCAAAGGCGCGTGCTGCTGTAGCCGCCTGCCGGTCCTTGAGTCGCTGGACATCCAATGCTCCACCAACATCAGACAGACTACGCTGAACCACCTCGTTCTCGTAGGGGTTCATAAACTGCTGGATGGACTCGCCAGTAAATGGAGTCAATGCCTCGTTTGTGACTTGCTCCTCACCGGCCTGGTACAGAGGGTTAAAACCGGCAAATTGCCGTACCGGCAATGCACCAGCAACGCTCTGCGCCTGCTCCACATTGCGTAGGTAAGCCGCCTTTAGTGCAGGGTCAATGTTCGTTGTGCTTACTGTAGTACCGCCGCCTTTAGACATATCGTTTCTCCTTACATTTCGAGCAAGCCGCGTAGCTTGCCCTTTGAAATCTTGCCCGAGTTAATGGCATCCATCAACTCGATACCGTACTTCTTTACCGCCTTGTCGTTGATGACGTACTCTCCAAGTTTTAATTTGGAATAGCCATCATCAGGTCCAGTAGGATTTGGTCCTTGTAAATTATCTGTAGATACAAGTCCTCCAGTTGCAATACCATGATATCCCTCTCCTTGAGCGCCTCTATCACCTAAAGGATTACCACCATCACCACTTCCACCTCCACCTCTTAGGTCTGGTGGTCCATAAGCAAATTGCTGTGGGTCAAAACCCTGCTTCTCCAGCCTGCTGTTGTAGTAATTATCTGCATTGAAATTTTTAGCAAGTTGACCCAAAAGTGTGGCGTTACCAAATAAATCCTGCATGCCTAATGCAATCTTTCCCTCAGTTGGGTTTGCTGAATAGTAAGCAGCACGCTCTGCTGGTGTCATCTGCGACCAGGCGCTTGGAGCCTCTTGATTAGCGCGCATACCACCACCAGAAGCGCCTTGCGCCATGATCTCTTGATAACGATTTACTGGTGCAACATACGGTTGATAAGGAGCTACGTCGTACCCACCGGTGTAACTGGATGGGTAACCCGTAAATGAGAATGGCTGCGCCTGCTGGTACTGCGCCATTAGTTCAGCGTAACGGTTCCTTGTCGCCATCTACAACTCCTTACTCAGAATATGCCACTTAGGCTCATATCCCTCATCTGCTAAAAATGTCTTTGCCCAACCCTTACGGCCAGCCAAGGTAACTCGCGTGCAACCAATCTGCTTACCCCAAGCCTCGATGTGTGGTCGCATCCGCTTGAGTTCATCTAGGTCGCCGCCAGCAAGAAAATAATGCAGATTCTTGAGTCGCGGGTAGACAATGATCTCTGTGATGACTGCGCTTTTAGTTCCAGGCCATAGCTGAAACCGTCCTTCCTCTACACCCTGCGCAACATCTTCAAGAGTGTGGGTTCCCGCTGAGTATTCTAAAGCCGCTTGGACGTGTTGTGCCAGCCGCCAGAAATCCTCCATTACCGTTTTCCTGCTGACGTGGCCTCCAGCCGCATCACGCCGACTCGCCAATCTTCCAGGACGTTGCCGGTAACCTTCATCTTGACTGACCGGCCCGAGAACCTGGTATCGGTTGGCGCTTTGGCGCTGAACGGGCCGTAACTTGATTCTGCTGATGTCGGGTACATCCTGGCCGTAAATGAGATAAGGACCTCTCCCAGAGTCTGCTCGTCTGGGATCACCGACCTGACGGCCATCACGTTGTCTCCGTTTCCAAGTTCAATCGGACCTGACTGCGCGTAGGGAGCCACAGAGTCATAAGTGTAGCCAATCTCGTGGTCGTAGATGTAGCCGTCGGTGCTGACAAACATGGGATTTGCAAATACCGCCCGATCAGTTCCCGCGGTACGCGCCATCAATCCAAAATACCAAGTACCTTCACGATAGTTATAGGTGATATATGAGTCATTCTCATTGGATGCCGTTGACGGGTAGAACCATGTCACCTCACCAAATTCAGAGTTGTGTACGGCGTAGACCTTGGACGCCTGGGACATATTTATATTATTGAAGATGTAGTCTCCAACATCGCACTGCATTGGCTTGACAAACCCGTCATAGGACCAGAATCCCGACTTGCTCATCCACATCGCGGACGTATCGATGGCCGCCACAGCCTGCGCGGAGATTACTCCGCAACCACTTCCCACTTTCTCAAAACTGTAGACGTAGGGCAGGCCGATGTAGCTGGCGACGTGCGCGTCCACGTCGGTGAATAGGATATTGACGCCGCGCACTCGCTTTCCGCACTTCAGAGCGCCAACAGTAGCAATCTCAAAGTCACCGGATTGGTTGGTGGCTGCCGCCGTCCAGGTTGTGTTGTTCTCTTGATCTGACCACTTCACCAGGCGAGGATTACCCGACGCACCCAGAGCGAACATGATGCGCTCGCTGGTTACCATCAGCGCCGCGCAACTTGTCGGTGCGTTGGTGATGGCAGCCGCCAGCGTAGGCGTAGCAAAACCCAACTGCCACTCGTACAGCTTGCCGTCTGTGCTGCTGCAGCCAACCAGGTACTCGCCCCATGTGTCGAGGCTCCAGGTAGTTGCCGGTGTAGCTGCTCCAGTATCAGGGCGCTGAGTGCCGTAGGTGTACAAACCATAGGCGGCATTGCCGTAACCCGTCTTGATGACTGAACTGGCGTTGCCTGTCGTAAACCCTGTAGGCGTGATGTCTTTCAAGACTCCGGCAGCAGACATGACGTACAGTTTGGAGTGCGTACCGGCTCCGATCCAGCGATCTCCACCGTTATCACGCCAAGTTATAAGACCTCGGCACATACCAGACATCTGCGAACTGGAATGCTTTTGCCACCCGCCAATGGGGCGCAGGGTATTCTCAAACCAGCGAACCAGGTTGGAGTCGTACCAGCGTCCCATTGCCTGGTACTCAGTACCGTTGCGGTAGACGCCTGGTGGAATCTTAAGAGGAATGAGTGCCATGATTAAACCGAAAGGTTGGAGACAAACGACAGTGTAACGATGGCAGACGGTACTGCTGGCCTGGTTGGAGAAGTGCCTGCCGGATACTGCTCAATCGTCACGCCGACATCGGTAGGTCTCCACATTATTTCTACATAGTCGTTTGCGTTAAGGTTGACAAAGAAGTTCATTGCGGCAATTGTGTGGAACGGATCGCCAGCGCCTTTTCTGGGTGCAAACCCAAACCTTGAGTTTGACTTATCAATGTTTGTTCCATTCTTTCTGAACCAAACGTCAACGTCTTGAGATGCGTTTGTCGTGTTTGTAAACTGGATAGAAAACTGGACGTTGTATATACCCGACTGCGATACATTCAGCCTGGATGAGTTTGAGAGAGTGACGCCGTTGCTGAAGTCGGTGGTGTCAAAGGTGATGGCGTATGCCGTTGTGGTGTTAGCCGCCACCTGGTCTGTAGAGTCCTGGAACGCGCCATAAGGGGCATTGATGTACTTGCCTCCACGCGGTCCGAATAACGCTGCCAGAGCGTTTGTGACGCGGCCTGCATAGTTCCCGATGTTGCTGAATGTTTGGCTGAAGTACAGGCGGTCATACACCTCGCTAGGGTTACCGATGTTCGGCTGCGCTGGCGTTGTGATCTGTCCGCTGAAGTCTGTCATACGTTAGGTGATTTTCGCACCTTGCTGAAGTTGGGCAAGGGTCATTCCACCAGTGTATTGGAAGTGCGGGAATTCCTTGAAAGTCTTCCAGTTTCCCGCCCACTCTAATCCGCAGGACTCTCCAATCTTTCCGATCTGCATCCACAAAGCATTGTCATCCCATATTGCCTTCCCATTTACCAGTGGAACTACATCCAAGGCGCACCGATGGTTATGCCATGACTGACCAGGTTTAGCGTTAGTTATTACCTTACCAGGTGCTGTACGTCCTTGCGCAAACAATGCAGTCTGGCTTTCACTGTCGCGGTAGGTAGATGTCACCAGCAAGTCAATGCCCTTGGCCTTAGCCGCCTCAACAAAGGCTTGTGCTCTCTGTTTAACAGGCGGTGCTAGGTCATCCAGGCTGCGAGAGTTAATCATTTTGCTGCTACGCCGTTGATTTTCTCAGCGGTACGCATACCGGATAAACCAAGCATTCCCAACATCAAAGGCATCATGGTTCCCATATCCATTGCGGGAAACTTTACAGGGTGACCATAGAGCGCACTGCCCCATTCAGCTAATGGTCCAATGACAAACTGAACGGCAAAGCCTGCACCGCAGACCCAACCAATGCCTGGACGCCAACCAGATACAAACACCGATGGATTAGCGGCTTCTGCTTTGTTGATGTCCAACTGTCCAGCAATAATTGACAGTTCGCCAGACTGCTGTAGCTTGAACAGTTCCATCTTGGCAGCAGCAGCTTGTACAGGATCAGGCCACAGCCTGTCCATGACTTTGCCACCAATGTCTAAGAGTGCGCTTACGGGGTCAAGTGCCATCTGGTATTCCTTTTTGTTGTGAATCTGAACGTATCTGTACGATCTTCTCAGCACTCTTACCGGCCATAATTCCTGTCACCACAATCGTGAGTGCCTGACCCAAGAGTTCTACATACGCTCCCCTTGTTTCAAGTTCAAAAATACTGAGTGCGGCAAAAGTAACGTAGCTGACAAGCAAAAAAATAACAGTCACCGGCTGGATGTTTTTAGCTAACCATGACTCATTCATTTTGATGCTCTTTCATACAACTGCTCAATCTTTGAGCGTACCTTCATGCTATCAGCGTTGCCCAATATGTTGCCTAAATTGGCGTAAATAAGAGCCAACTGCTCCTTACTGCATACCGAACCTGATTCCTCTAGCCATCCCCAAATTTTCTCCATGCGTTCCTTTGGAACATGGTTGGAATACGCAATGTTTACAAACTCAGATACGCTGCACTCACGCTTTGCTGTTGCGCCATACACCAGCGACAAGATGAATAGAGGAATAAGCCAGCGCACTCACTTGTCAGCCTTGTGTTCTAGCTTGTCAAAAATACGCTCCAGAGTCGCATCAATCTTGTCCAGGCGACTCTCAATGTCTGCCTTGCTGACATAGTTCTTTGGCAAGTCAATCTCAATCGCCTTGATGTCTGCTTTCAGCGCCTTGACAGAGTCCCATATCTCTTTGCACCACCAGCCGACGGCGACCAGGATCGCGCCTCCGATGAAGTTGAACATTGGCTGGAATTCCATGATTTAGCTTTCTGCCTAGAGTGTGATGGCTTTTAATGCATCAATCGTTGTAGCTGCATCAGCCAGCTTAGTGATGTCTCGTAGCCGCTGCTTCTCAGCCACGATTGCGGTAGTGTCTGCGTTGGTTTCCAATGCACGTTGAAAAGCTACATCCTGTGCAGCAAGCAAAGGCTCACGCTCTGTACGCAAACGCGCTTTGGTGATTGCTTTAGCCTTATCAAAGTTTATAGTAATCATGCTTGATACTCCCATGCATTACGAAATGTGCGATCAGTCGGAATATCAGCTACATCCACAATCTTGTAGGGCTTGCCAGCAGGAACATCCTTGGTGGCGATTTCTTCAATGGTTAAACCGCACTCTAGTGCTGGAACAATGATGGCTACACCATCGTCTGTTGGGTAAATGATTCTTTTCATTTTATTCCTTTAACGAAAAACCGCACAAAAAACTCTTGACGAATCTACCGCAGTTCCATCACCCCTAGTAATTGTGATTGGCGAGGCACTAGAAGTTGGGACAACTGTAGTATTTGTTCCTTGGGCCATTCTCATAGACCCGTCGTTAACGTCGTTATCTTTATTGCATGAAATTGACACCGCATAATTTACATCTGCCATTGCAGTTGTAAAGTTAACTGTGTAAATTCCCACACCACCATCAGTAATACTGCTTACATTTCCACTTGCACGAATTGCTATAGTACCTGTACCGTTGAAGTTAACCCAAGCACGACAAGGATAAATAGGGGCTGTACCAGATACAGAGGCAAATTGCGCTGAGTCGATATTTGGTGTTGTCAGCGTCTTATTCGTCAACGTCTGGGTGTCAGTAGTTCCGACAACAACACCAGATGGCGCAGTCTTTCCTGCCCATGTATCAAGATCAGCATCCCATGCTTGGACGTTTGTTCCAATAGCTAAACCTAATGCGGTTCTTGCTGCTGATGCAGTAGCTGCTCCAGTTCCACCCTTTGCAATCTTCAAAACTGGTCCGGCATCAAATAATGCGTCAATGGTATCCAGATCAGTATTGATCTTTGTACCCCAAGTGTCGGTGCTTGCGCCTACTTCTGGCTTGGTAAGGAGTAGGTTGGTGGTGGTGGTATCTGCCATGATTTACCTCATTGGGTTGTCCATGCCTTGGACGTTGCGTCTAATGGTGTCCAGGGGTTGGTGTTGTCAGAAATTATAGTCCAGCTATCCGTATTTGGGGACTGCGTAGTCCATGTGGTGGTTGCTGTACCAGAGTCAGTCCATGTCTCTGGATTGATTGGCTCTGGCTCCCACTTCAACCTGGCGGCAATCAGGTCTAGTGCTGTTACAGCATCCTCAATCTGTACCAGGTAGATTGACCCTCCAGCTCCAAGATTATCAGTGGCAACGCCTGTCTCTAGCATTGCAATGCTAAAGGTGCTACCAGCAGCAGAATAAGCATCACTGCCGGTTAACATTTCTAGAACATCAAGAAAGAAAGCAAATACACCAGCTTGCGTGTCAGCCGCTGTGCCTAACTCTGCGCTATTTACAAAATATGCAAAAGCAGGCGTCAATGTATCTGAAACTGTACCCGATTCAGCCAAAACTGAACTAAGGGTAAACGTGCTGATTGCGGTATCAGACGCTGACAAAGAGTCAAGCGCCGCAGCTACAGCAGTCAGCGCGTTGCTTACAGCGTCAGCAGTTGAACCAGCTTCTGCCAGATTGACCGGCATAACAACAACGCCAATCTGAGAATCAGTCGCACTTCCAGCCTCTGTAGCAAACGCCACTGCAACCATTTGATTAGCCAGTGAGTCTGCTGCCGTTGCGCTTTCTGCTGCAAAGGCTATTACGTTAAAACTGGATACTTGGGAATCTGATGCTGAACCAGATTCTGTTATTGCTGCCACCGCAGTTAAACTGTTAACAATGGAATCCGCAGATGATGCTGCCTCAGATAGCGTTGTGGGTATTGTCAAAGCCCCAATCGTGCCGTCAGATGCTGCACCAGTTTCCGATAACGACAATGCAAATGTGACTGCTAGTGATTGACTGTCGGCGCTGGTTGCGGCCTCTGCAATTGCAGCGGAATAAGCAAAGCCAGCTATCAATCCATCGACTGCATTCATGCCATACGCGCTATAGCCATATGGCCCAGCACCATAACCAGAAGTTCCCTCTGTTATAGTTACAGAGTAGACTGTCCCAGATAAAGTGCTGAATGGACTTTGTGAGAATGCTGAAAAGCCAAGCATGGCATTCCCTACTCGCCTGGCGAGGTTTCTAGAATTGTAGGCTGGTTGCCAGCTTCTACCCAATCAATGTAAGCGCGGAAATCAGGGTCTTGGTCTGACTGACAAGGCGCAACCACCTTGCCGTCGGAATCCCGCGTGACAGTTCCTTGGTCAAGAATAATTGTGTACATCAGTAGTCCGTTTCTAAATAAAAACCACCAAATGCTAAAATTGCGGTGGCAGCAGTTGCGTTATTAGTTGTCCATGCCCTATAGGACAAAAATGTTGAATTTAAAGGTAGTGCAGTTCCAGCAGTTCCAGTCAAAGTCCCAGATGCTATATCACCTGTATTTAACCTAGTTACTTGGTAATACACAGTATTATCTAATGCTGCTGGTGCAAACAGTGTAAGTTCATACCAATCCGTAGCAGCGGTGTTTGTTGGAAAACTTGCGCCTAAATTTATAGGGGTTTGTGCTGCTGAACCGCCATAATAAACAAACAAATTTGTATTAGCTGCTCCATTTCCAACACCAAAACAGTTAGTTAGTGTAGACGGCTCTACATTAGTTGGGGTTGCTGTGTTTGAAGATAAACCAATAAATGCCCTTCTAGTTGCAACAACATTGGAAAATCCAAATTTAGTAGTCATATAAAAACCACCATAAGCAGGTGATGTTGCAGAACCTATTGCAAAAGTATTTCCAGTCTGATTTATATATGCAAGGTTACCAGCAGTACTTCCGGTTCCAAAGTTAATTCTTGATGCCCTTCCAAACATACTAGCTGCTGAAAGTGTAGCCAATGAACCGCTGCTATTTTGTTGTGTTGTTCCGTTAGTATCAATATTAGTAAATCCTGCAACTGGATTTATTGTTCCTATTTTTTTATTAGCTATCGCTGACTGTAACTGTACTGTTGTATTAGTAGCGTTCAAAAACGCTGGGGCTGTGTAAGCTACAGCAGCAGTCTTAGCAAAAGTTTTTAGGTTACCAGCAGATGGTGCGGTTGGGTTTGATGCAACTGCAACGCTAGAAACTTGGTCTGTTGTACCCGTCAAGTTGACGGTTGTGAATGCGCCAGTTGATGGAGTCGTAGCGCCAATACTAGAACTTTCAATTACATAGCCACTGACTTTATCGTTTGCGTCTTTGTTGACCGATTTACCGGCTGGGTAGCTACAGAATACGTTTTTTGTACCCGCAGAGAAGTTGACCAAACTGCCCGAGTTGCTGGAGCCTAATACTGTAGTGCGGCTGAGAGTGGTTCCTGATGAGGTGTATGTACCAAGCCCAACTTCCCATTCGGACGTACCTATTCCAGCGATCGTGTAGTAGGTGGTATTAGCATTACCAATAGCAGAAAAAGACTGAAAACCGGTAACTGCACCCGCTAATGTGACGGTTCCAGTACCGGTTGTGGTTGTGGTTTCTTGAACCCGATCAGCAATTACAAGAGCCATTGAAGACTCCTACCGATCAGCTTGCGACAAGTTCGTCTTCTTTGAAGAAACGCTCTTGTGCCTGATTGAATTGATCGGTATATGAAACGCGCAGCAAGAGTGTCGATTCGTTATCAACAACTGCACCGACCACAACAGTACCCGTCATGGCCGTACCCTTGATGGTCACGCTGTCACCTGTTTTGAATGCCATGATTAAATCCTTAGACAGATGCGGTATAGGTTACGTTCAATGTATCGCCAGACGCTACAGAACGATTGCCGCCAGTAAAGCTACCAGCAGAGTACAGGACTCCACTGGTAGTCGCACGCACCTGGGTAACAGTCAACAATGCACCGGCAATGGTTGCAGTGGCATTGATGCTGAATGATGTTGCGGTGGATGCCTTGGAACTAGATGCAGCAGCATTCCATGCAACCGTGATCCGATTTGAGCCTGTATAGGCTGTGCTTTCGGTCCAGCCAGCATGAGATGCCAACGTGTCACCGGCAGCATAGGTAGGAGTGCTTGCGCCATCCACCAGGCCCATGTACCAGGCCGCGGTGTACGCGCTGCCAGCAAAATACTTATCCAACAGATCATTCTTGCCGACGGTCACAACCAGGTTTTCAATGGTGTCAACCCACTTGATCTGGCCATCTTCTCCTACGCACTCAACCTCATAGCGGCCAGTGACTCCGATGGTTTCATCCAGATCGGATTTGCGTGAAATTGCTACGCTTGAGGAGTCTTGACCATTGATACGCTCTGATTGCATTTTGTTCTCCAAAACTGGGAAAATTTTAACCGAAAGACTTGGCGCGTGACTTCAGCTTACCGCCGCTAGTCGCTCCGCGCTCATCTGCAACTTGCAGTTCCTCAATACCTCGCTGGTACAGGCCAGACCATACTTGAATCCTTGCGTCATCCTGTAGGTATGGTGCAGCCTGTAGCAAAGAACCGTAAAGGTACACGTCAGGCGCTTTAGTGAGCAGCCAATTGGTGGTGTTGGACGTGGATAGCTTGGCGAGTTTGCTGTAGTAGATCAACTCGCCGGTGTAGCTTGAATCTGGGATGGGTACAACGCGAATCTGTGACCCGACAACGCCGAAAAACTTAGGTTTTCCGCTGGATGTGTAGATAGTCAGCAACTCATCCAGGCTGTCGATGGTCTCAAATTGCAATGGCGTGACGGGGTTAGTGTCCATCTTGAACGTCCGCGCCTCCAGAAAGTCGCCTGGCGTTGCGTTGTATTCCGCATCGATAGTTGCCGTGGCTCTGGTAATCATCTGGGTGGTGCGCAGTGTGCGCTCCATCTGCGCCTCTGCGAGAGATACAAAGTCGGTGATGGCAGACGTGAGATCGCTGCGGTTGAGCCAATCGGCGACCGAGGCTTTCAGTTCAGCGTAGGTGCTAAGTGCCATGCTCTGCCTTTTCCTTCTCGATGTCGCGCATCATCCAGGTGTGATCGTGCTTGAACTCAAATGTCCCGATGTGGCCGATCTCTTTGCTCACGTCGTGGTCTATGTAGATTTTATACCCCGCCGCCTGCGCCTTCCGGCAGAAGAATATGTCCTCTCCGATGTAGCCGCGCTTGTCGGTGCGCCAAGGGGTCTCAAACCAGGGTTCGGTGAGTTTCTCAAAAACGTTACGCTTGATTAGCATCACTCCCATTCCGATGCTGCCTACTTCCTCAATACCGGTTGACTCTGGCATGGTATAGACCAGTTCGCGCTCGCCATCAGGGCCATACTTCTGCGCAGTTGGTCCTGTAGGGATACGCCGGCGTGCGCAGTTGGTTGCCACAATGTCCAGATCGTGCGCAAGCAGGCGCTCTACCATGTCCTGCGGGAACGTCATGTCGGAGTCAATGAATAGGATATGGGTGCAGCCTTCGCCCATCGCATCCAGCGCCAAGTCAGCACGCTGGTTCTGTATCAGCGTACCCTGCATGATCTTCAAACTAATTGCATCTGTCGTATTCAGCGTGTGGTAGCAGACCATATTCACCAGGCAGTAAGTGAAATTGGCGTGAACCATGTCCCGCGCTGGTGTGCAGACTGCAATGTAGTTATTCATATTTGTCCAGGTCTCGTTCTGAAAAATCTGTTGTCGGGGTCATTGAGCCAGCGTTTCATGTACGCCTGATCTTCCAGCTTGCCCTCGGCCTTGAGTTTGTAGTAGATGGCTTCTGGAATGCTGGCAACTTGATGCCACTCGCCATTCCAGTTTGCGCGCTCATCTACCTTATTGAAATCCGCTTTGTTTGCTTCAACAACTGCTGTGACATCCTGCTGAGTCTGAATTGTTGCTTGGCCGGTTTCATCGTTGTAATGCCAAAAACGGGTAATACCCGTTTCCTTGTTTTCGTCAAATACTTGTTTGTTCATGCGTTAAAAAAGGGACCAGGTTTCCCTGATCCCTTCTACTTGATTACGACGTAATCAGGTCAGCAGCCAGGCCGTGGGCGTTCTCAGCCAGCACCTTGTGACCCCACTCGACCAACAGCATACGCTTCTCAGCGTCGCCGGTCTTAGCAAGTTCAATTTGCTGGTAAGGACGCAGCACAGTCATCTTTGCGTACTCAGGATCGAGCACCCAGGCGTCACGTTCACGCTGGAAACGGTTTGCAATCACGCTAACTTGGCCAAAATCGCTGACATAAATGTCAACAGCACCGATCAAGGTAGCAGGACGATCACCACCATTGATGTTGTAACGGCTGGATGCGATACCAGAGAAACCGCTGACGCGCTGTTTGTTAACAGGGCCTGTCATCAGGATCTTTGGAACACCACCGGAAGTCCACACTTGCTGAATCACATTCTTGAGAATGGTCTCAGTGAAAGTGCGGACATTGCCGTCGGTACGGGCGCTGGATGGCAGCGTGGTATAGGACGGGTTTGCACCGTTGGTCTGCATATCCACGTTGGTCTTGATAAACGCGCCCAGAGATGCTGTACCGCGTGCGGTGCTAGTGCTTCCAGCAGCAGCCACAGCGTTGTTTAGCATGGTGAACTCTTGGTCGCGCTTAAGTTCGGCGCTGCGCTTGGCGATCTGGTAAGCCAGTTCGCTGCGACGGCCGGCCTTGTTAACCACCTCTTCAGTCGCGGACAAGATGATGGTCTTGCGCGAAATCTGAGCGTAGTTTTGCAGGCGAACGGTTGCGGTAACAGCGTCAAAAGAGGCGACATCGTCACCCTCAATCTGCTTGTTAGCTGCGGCGGCTGCCAGCGTGTCGGTCTGATACTCAAACAGCGAATTGCTGATTGACTCGCGGCCGATGTTGCTCATGTAAGGAGTTTCTTCGGGAGCGATATTGGTGATGATGTTGGACAGGTCTTCACGAATACCTTTGGCGTCAAAGGTGGTGAAGGTATTGGTAACGATACTCATGGTGTACTCACTTTAATAAAAGTTCAATTGCGGAGACCGCGTCTTGGACGCGGCCAGTTTTTGCAAGACGTTGTTTTGCACGCGTTGACTCAGTTGTCGTGGATACGCGACCGGCTGCCCCTGGCTTGGCTGGTCTTGGGCCGTTGTTGACTACCGGCTTAATGTTGCCCCGCTTGGACATCATCTGCTCGTACAGCGCCGCATTACGCAGCACCTTCACGACACGGTGGTCAAAAATGTTCTTCAGTTCATCAGGTTGGAATCCGGCTTTCTGCCCGAATTCAATGAGTAGCGTCTTCTCTGCCTTAGCCTTAACGGGGTCCTTCCACTCGGGTAGGACTTCCATCAATCGTTCCTGCTCTTGAGCAAGAAACGCCTGCATAGACTGCGCCTGTTCCTGGCTTGAGATTTCTGCAAGGCGCTGCTTTTCGCTTTGGATAGCTGCTGCCTTGGTCTGGTTCTCACGCACTAACTCTTTCTGCCTCACCCACTCGATGGGGTCCTCTTGGTAGAGGCGATCCCAATCGATCTGAGGCTCTGCCGCCTGCTGAACTTGTTGCTCCAATGCACCTAACAATTGAGCGTACTGCGCACGCTCGGCGCGGATGGCATGGGCTTCTTGCTCGACTTGCTTTCGCACTTCGGCAATATGCTGAGTCTTCCGCGTGTAGTCCTGAGTTCGTGAGTAACCTTGCTGGAGTTCGTCAAGCGTTACAGTAACTTCCTTACCATCTACTTTGACG